AATGCCCGGTGCAAGTCCGTACTGATAGCGAACCACCAATTCAGTTTGAAGATTCTTGATTTCTTCCAATCCTTTTGGGGTTGTTTCAAGACCGTCCTCGTATGACTTAACCAATTCCGCTTTGGCAAGTTTGGCAATCGCATCTGCAACAACCTTTGCGTCAAGTTTGGTGATGTTTACAATGTCTCCAACCTGTAAACCTTTGTTCTCTTTCAACACATTCAAGATGGCAGATTCAATCGCATCGGCAAACTCAAACTTCGCCTCCTCAAATTCTTCGGCTTTCTCTCCGTATTTGTTGAATACAATAAGGTCACGCTCATCATCCCATCCAAAAGGGTTTTGTTTTGACAACGCAACTGGTGTTTCTTCTTCTTCAATCTCATCAAATCCCAACTCTTTTCTTGCCTCGTTGCGGTCAATGATTCCAGCGGTGAATAACGCTTGGTAATCCAATCCAATCGGTGGCTTGTTGATGGTCTCCAATCTTACCTGTGCGATAGGTTCAAGCAAGTATGAGAACACATCGTCAATCTTTTGTTGACGTGGTTCAATGTAAGCGTGATGAAACATCTCATATGCTTCAATCAATTCCGTTCTACCACCCAACTGCCCCTCTACACGCACTCCAAACAACATTGGAGAGTTGACCTTGTGAGCAACAAATATCTCTTGTTGTACGGTCTTATTCAATAAGTCAAATTGCTTGTCAAAATCCGATGGTTGAAGGTTTGAAATAACTGATTCTTTCTCCGTAGGATCGTTGTATTGGATAATTAACCCACCGGCATTGTCCGTGCCTTGATAGTTCTCTTTGAATCGTCTTGCAGTTGCACGAGCTTCTTCAGGTGTGGGGATTCCCTTGAACAACTGGATGTGAGTTTGTGCCGTGAATCCGTTCTTGATGCTATTCAAGTAGTAATTGGAAATCTCTGTATCAACCTCAATGTATTTTAACGCACCTACATAGTCAGGTAGCGGATATGTGCCTTCACCGGGACGATAGAACTGACAATAGTACAATTGCTTTGATTCTCTCGTGATGGGGTTGTAGGGTTGATAAGATATGCGTGGTGCTTTTGCATCAGTCCAATCCGCACAATACACATACTCACCTTCAAGACCTTTGCGAACATCCTTGAATGGGATGTGATAGTATTCGCTTGGTGCGGTCTTGGCTTTATTCCAAATAACCTCTACTGCAAACCCATTGAACAACTCTGCATCATAGGCAATCTTTGCTTTGAGTTCCTCATAGGTCTCATAGGCGTTGATGTTCTTTAGTTTGGCTTCGGCTTTGGCGATGTCGGTGGTGTTTTGTCCGAAAACATCAGTACCAATACCAGCAATATAAGAAGCTTTTGCAGAAACGATGGCATTGTGCTTGGGTGATTTGTTAAATAACTCAACGAGAAAATCGGGATAGAGATTGTCTGCTCCGAAAGTCACGAACCCCTTTGCCTTGTTCTCCTTGAACACAGGCAGTTTGTTGTCGTGAAAATTAATCCTTTGGAATATCATCGTAATCAAATAGCAACTTAAAGTGATTGCAACATAGATACCAAATCAGGGTGCGGATAGACATCAATTTTGTCTGCACGAACCGAGTTGTGAGTGAACACTCCATTCTTTCCGCTCAAAGCTCTTTTGGTAACTTGCCAAATATCCTCGTGATATGTCAAGTCAATGTTATACTTCTCACGCCACAATAACAACAACTCTTTGGTTGATGCAATTTGCTCTTTCGTGTAGTTCTCAAAATAGGTAAATCCTTTGTATGGCTTCTCAAGTTTGCATACATCCTTGACCTCCTTGCCGACATAGTTGTAGAACTTGCCGTTCTTCTCAATCAAGTAACCCCAATTACAAATCTCAATGCCGATGGATGTCTTGTCAAGTTTGATGAATGGTAACCCTTTGAAGTGTGCAGATTTCAAACCCAAGTGGAACGCCCAATGTTTAGATGAGAACCCTTGCACGATTTCACCTGACCGACTTATCGCAACACAGGTTGCGATGTTTACTGGATCGGCATCCCAAAACTTGAAGGTTGCCACTCCGTCACCACCACCAGCGGTGTGATGCAAATAGATTTGTGATTTCGGTGACTCTTCTTTGTAGTAACCGTTGAATTTAACTTGTTTCATCCGTAAAGAAGTTTGTGATGAACTTGCCGAGTCCACCACATATGCCAATGATAAGCATCAACTTTGGATGGTCAATGTTCAACCCGGCAACAAACAACGATCCCGCAGCGATGGAATCTCCAAGCACACGGAATCTTTTTGGTGTTGGTTGAAAGTAGGATTTGAAACTTATCCTTGTCCTCTTTTGGGTTTCCACGATTTGTGTTTGTTAATATGCTTTGTGTGTCTGCGGAGTTTGTTCTTTGGCTTTGCCCTAAACGCTACCGAGTTAGTTGCCTTTGCCATCTATCCTCTTGATTTTCTTGTGGTAATATACCACAGCCAACACGCCCGATATAATACCAAGAATCCCCACGCAAAAAGTAACAATTGGCTGATAAGTTTGCGTGAAAGTGATGAGAGCTGAACTGCCTGAAATAGCAGTTGCAATGACCGCACTTGTATCATTAAAGTTTTTCATCGGGAATTACACAATAGGGTGAGTCAGGAAACTTCTTGCAATATGCTTGTAAATACAAATTTTCATCACCGCTGAATGTGTGTATTCCCATCGGGTCGGGCCACACCTCAAACGGGGTGAACTCTGCGGGTGGTTCGGTGTAGAACAGAATGTCAACCGCCCACTTTTCAGAAAGCACGGCGGGGGTTACAACCTCCATCCCGTCATAAACGGCGGGAGTAATCGGCAAAAATCCCAACTCAACTACCGCACAATCTTTGTAGGTGGTTGTTTCGCCTCCATCGGGGTTGGTTGTGGTTTGTTCTATAAGTTTGCGAAGTGTTGCCCATTCGGTGGGGTTGGTGAAACTATATTTACAAAAGGTCATTTTACAAGGTTGTTAAGGTTGTGCAATCAGTATCGGAAAGCGGTGAAGGGAAGAGTGCCATTTGTTGGATGAATTTGGGGACATCGGTAGCATCGCAACTTAAAAACTGCATTGCGGTAGGAGTAAATGCGGTGGCAGAAATAACTTTTGTTCCATTTGCAAAAATGTCCGCAGTTGTTCCGTTCCACTTAATTGCTAATTTGGTTGTGTCTGTTATGGTTAAATATAAAGCCGTGCTGACTCCTGCAATTACTTTATTTATAGCCAATCTTGATGTTCCACCATTTCGGATATTAATATTATTACTACTTATATTTGTTGTATCCGATATATATAATCCAGCACCAAACGCATCCCTCGTATATCCTATGTTATTCCGCAACTCCACAAACCAAGTTCCCCCACTTGCTGTAATCAAACCATTGGTGTAGATATTATTTCGGCTGAAACTATCAGCCACACGGGTTGCGCTTGATGATGTGGTGGGGATGTAGGTGGTGGGGTATGATGCGTTTTGCTCCCATTGAACGCCCCACAAATAAAATCCATCTCCGCTTGTTGATGAATAAATTGTACCCGTTGGTGTTTGTAATGCAACCGTAGTACTCGCAATTGTTGCCGCAGTTACTACAATAAACCTATACCACCCATTCCCAACACTTTCGGAAGATACAGTAATTGAACCCGTTTGTATTGTTATTCCACCCGTTGATAAATTGCAATTAAAAATCGGTCTTGTACCACCCGCCCACGCCGTAGTTCCACCGAGACGAAATGATATACTTGTAACTTCTTTCGCCTTTGCGTAAAAAGTAATTGTTTGTACTTGCCCCGTTGTTACTGAAATGTTTTGTGAAGATAAGTTAACCGCATTTCCTCCCGTTGTTTGTTGGATGTAACTTGCGCTTTGTGTTCCATCGGGTGATGTTGCGTAATTATCAGTAATTGTTAATTCGGTTTTTGTTGCCCACGAATTAATCGCTTGACTATAAAGCATTGTATTCGTCCTCTGCGGTTCCAACAACAAACTTGGACACCCCCCGCCCCCATTTTGATAGGTTAATCGTGGAACATTTAGGCGGTCGGTTGTGGGAAAATAGGGTTTGGCGGTTGAGCCGATGTTTAGTTGTGCGCCCCAAATAAAAAAACCATCAACACCATTTCCTATATATGAACTACCCGTTCTTCCGTATATGTTTGCCGTTGTGCCAGGAGTTGAATCATAAACAAAACAACGATACCAACCGCCCCCAATATCGGTAATTGTTGCGGATGTCACAGTTATACCGCTAACCGTTCCCGCAGACAAATCAAATGTAGCCCCAACTGCTGCGCTGCGTAGCCATAAACTTATAACGGTTTCTTCTCCCGCCTTTGCATATACGCTAAATGAATACGCCCCACTTGCAAATTCCGATTGCGAAATAGTATGCACACCACTTGCGCTTGTCGCTATGAATTTGTCAGCAGTCAATGTTCCATTCGGTGCATTTGTTGCGTTGGAAGTTATTGTGGTTCTTGATTTTACCCAAACGGCATTTGTAAAATCTTCGCTATACTGCACCAAATTCCACGGGCAATCCTCAACCAATCCCGCACTATTTATGCGCGTTCCGTTGGATGCTCGGGTGAAGGATAAATCGCCCGCACCACTTGTGGGAATTTGAGAATATACAACATCCTCTTTGTATCCGCTTGGTATCATTACCAAACTGGCTTGACTCAATAGATTGCTCATAAGTTGTTAAGTTTGTTTAGTAAGCAAGAGATACCTTCATAATAGCCACCATCGGTTGTGATTCGTGCCTTGTAACCTTGCACAATGTCCCATCCTTGTCCTTTGTATAGGCGACTTCGTGTGCCAATTCCGATGCCTATCATTTTAATAACCGATTATCGATCCTGAAGAGATGATGAACCCTGTGATTTTTGAAGAACCACCAGCGGGAAGATACGCACCTTGTTGCAAAGTGACTGCACTCAATCCTCTTGCTGAAAGTACATTTGTACCGTCAACGGAGAAAGATGTGAACACGGTGTCCTCTTGAACCACAAGAGCTGAATATCCGACTCCTGTTACCGTTGATGCGGAATGATACTTGAATCCATCGCCACCAGCGATGATGCTTGTTGAATTGCTCATTGTATGTAGATTTTTTCGTTTAGTGTTGGACTATATTCATTCTCAACGAATGACTTTTGAACTTTGAGAATACCGGTTTCACACAACACACCTCCAGCAGTTGATACACTATATTCGTGTTCTCCCTCCAGTAAGGTTGCGGTCGTGCCTTCAATGAACTGAAATTGATTGTAACGCTCGGTGTGAGCAGATACATCCGTCAAAGTTCTTGTGACGATGGTCTCGGTTTGGCGATGAGTAAATGTAAATACATAGGACGCAGCAGATGCCTTCTCCGTCAATGTGAGATACCAAAACTTGGTTTGTCCTTTGTTAATTACCAACATCTCTACAAAATAGCGAACAACTTTTTATGTAACAAAAAAGGGAGAGCAATTGCCCTCCCTCTTTCTCCTATGAAAACACGAACCAGTTAGATACCCAAAGAGGCAACAACTCCAGCTTGTAATTTGTAAGGTGCTTCCGCTTCAATCGCTGACAAGGTAACCTCATATCCATTTGAATCACCCATCGCAGTACCTGTGTTCGCAACCATAGCGGTCACATCACATCCGTACTCCTTACCCACCAAGAAATACTCATCGTTGTTGTTTTTCACGATGCAGAAACATCTGCCTTGTGCCAACAATTTCATTTCATTTCTTTTGGTGGTTGACAATCTGCGAAGTTTGAAAGCAACATCCGACTGGTTGAAGGATGTGCCATTCTCAACACTCACATTTGTGGTGATTACCATTGATCCAGTTGCTTTTGGAAGTTCGTAAGTATACACGCTACCACTTGCAACGCTTGTTGCGGTAACTTCTCCACTTGCAACGGTGAATCCTGAAGTTGCCCAGTTAATCAAGTGGATGCTTTTGATGCCACCTACTGCATCTTTGCAGTCAAGGGCGAATCCTGAAGTAAGTAAACAAGGCATATCTTAATGGATTAAAGGGTGAAGTAAACGATTTCTCCGGGAAATGCAACCTGAACACCAGCTTTGAAAGTGAAACGAACACGCACCTCATCGTTGTCAATGCTGTACCACATCTTCACTTCTTCTTGCTCGTCAATCAAGTCAGTTCCCATAAAGAAGTTTGACAAAGAACCAGCAACAATCTTGCTTGTACCATTCAAACCACCTACGGCAATCAACTTCATATTTGTACCGGGATAAACCATTTCCATAGTTTGTGCAGCATCTGCAACATAATGGAACAAGTTTGCATTCTTCAAGTTAACCAACATCAACTTGTAAGCATCAATTCCCAAGAAGCAAACCAAGTCATCCTTCTCTGCAACGGCAGCGGGGATGTTAGCGTACACTTGATCCAAGATGTCATCAATGTTTGCAGCGGTGATAGAAGCAAAAGCAGTTGGTGCAGAGTTAGCCAATACTGGAGACGCAGCAGCGATGATTTTGTTGAATCCATCAAAGCGACTCAAGTTAGGGTTACCACTTGCGGTGTCACCTTGCCACATTGCAGTTTCCAAAGTTTGTGCAATTACGGCAGCTTTTTCAGCCCCGATTTGCTCTTCAAATGGAACCATTGTTGGTGAACCGGGCATAATTTGAGTTTGCATCCATTTGGCTTCCAAAGTTTTTGGACACAAAGTTTCTTCAACTTTCACAGCACCAACGGTGATGTTTCTTTGAGTGAAGGCAGTTGTACCTGATGGGTTGTAACCACAACCATCGGCTTGGAAGAAAACGGTTGAAGCAAGGATGTTCAATGCTGATGCTGATTTAACACCTACCTGAACTTGGTTAGCAGATTGCAAAGTTGAAGAAGTTTTGCTTCCGAACAATGCTTTAACCAACAAATCAGTTGACTGTTCGTTGGTGTAGTTAGCGAGTGATCCTACTGAAAATGACATAGTTTTATTTGTTTATAGAGTTTTTGAATTTTTTAAGTGCTTCAAAGCGGTCGTTCTTTTTGGTAGATACAGGTGCTTTCAAGGGTTCTTCGCTTGGCAAATCAGCAACCTTCTCAATCAGGTCAATCGCTTTGCTCATAGCTTCTTTGTGTTTGATGTTTGATGCAGTCAATGACTCAACCTTTGCAGACAATTCAGCGATGGCAGATTCCAACTTGGAAACGGTGTCGTTGAATGCAGATACGGTTGCGAACTCTTCGGCTTCAATTTCAATTTCAACTTCGGGTTCAACGATTTCAGTAACGAAACCACCTTCAGTTGTAACCAACAAACCACCTTCAACCTCGTGGGTTGCGTCAGGTGCTGGAATGTTGCCTTCGGCAGTTTGAACGAAGATGGCAGTTCCTACCGCCAATTCGCCTTCGTACTCAATTACCGTTCCATCAGTCAAGGTGGCAGTTGCCATCTCCACTTTGGTTTCTTCGTCCGAAAATCCCAACATCGTGCGGATTTCTTTCAATGTTTCTTTTGCGTTCATTTGTATAAAATTAGAGTTTATGTTTCGGTGTTGCAATTTTACTTGCCATTCCACTTGGAAAGGACTTCTTTCAATGCCTCAAGTATTTGTTCCTCTTTCTCTTCAGGGAAATCAAAAACGCCCTCAACCGAGAACCCTTTGAACTCACCCTCTTTGACTCTTGCCCATACATCGTCATTGTCTACAAGGTAGGAAACAAACCACGATCCGTCAGCAACCTCATCAAATCCCTTCGGTGGCATCACGCCTCTCTCTCGGTCAATGATGTATGACTCAAACAAGCTCACGCCATCCATTATGGGTGTGCGGTGATGGGCATTGACTGCATCGTACTTGTTGCCCCTTGCCCATTTTTTGGCAATCTTGAAGATGCTCTCCTTGTCAAATACCACATAGTATTCACCACGAATGTCATCTCTGCGATAGATGGGTAGGTCGGCAATCATCGCTGCTCCAGTTACGATTCTTTTCTCCTCGTCTTGGATGGCAAACTTTTGACCTTCTACCTTCAGGATTCTCTCACACCAACGGAGCATCTCTTCACCACCCCACAGCAAATAGGAAATAGTTCCACACGCTTCGGTGTCATCGGGGTTGTAGTATTCCTTCGCACGACTCAAGAAGGAGTAAGTGCGTTCAATCGTTTCAAGGGACAAGTTCTCACGGTTGGCAAGTTGGTTTGCTCTTGCTTTACCGACTAATGTCGCACAATCGTTGTCTACTTTCTCATTCAATTCCATTCCACGAATGGCATTGTCAACCGCTGCCTGTGGGTAATCGTTCTCAAAAGCAGAGAAAGCAAGAAAGTCCTTTTGTATCGCTGGAGATTCCACGAGAGAGACAAACTCAATCCCTGTCTCTTCGTCCCATTCGTTGATGTCTAATTTGTAAACTGGTAGCTTCATCATATTCAAATAGCGTTATTTTACAACGGACACTCTTTTGGTGTTTCCGACTCTTGCTTGTGTGCGTGAGATGTCCCCTTCGGTCACAAATACTCTCTGCTCAAATCCGCTGACTTGTGGCAATGTAGATGATACCTGTGGTGCGGACATTTGTGGAAATCCCCCTCCTCCCATTTGAGATGGAGTTGGTGCGGATGTTGTTTTGAATTGCGTCTTTTTGATTTTTGCCAATTGTGCTACACCGAACAATGCTGCTGCCGTTGCTTGTACAAATGGATATGCTGGAAATGCTGCGGTGATTGGTGATTCTTGTGCAGTTGTGAAAGCGTTTTGAGTTCCTTCAATTGTTGACAATACAGTTGAAGCATATCTCATTGCCTTGCCAATTTCAAATGCTCTCCTTTGTGATTCTTCGTCCTTACTCGCAAACGCATCAGCCAATTCCGAAATTGTATTAAAATAGTTAATCAGCGATTCAACCATTTCAGTATGGTTCGCCTTAACTGCAAATGTTAATTTTTCAGCATTGGTATATTGCCTTTGATAGGTCTGCTCATTTAAGGCGGTAGTTGTTTGAGTCCCAAATTTTACGGCATCAATATCTTGTTGAATCCCTTGTTTTTTTATCTGCAACAAGGCATCTTGCAATTCTTTTTGGTGCTTTAATTGTGCTTCTCTTTCATCATTACGCCTTTTCTTATTTTCGTTTGCAATCCTTTCTGCTGCTTCTCTATCCGCTTTTTCTTTGGCATCTTTTTTTGCCTTGTCCGCTGCTTCAAGTGTATTGATTGCTTGACGAACTTTTATTTCTTCATTGATTAATTGTTCTCCACGAAATACATTGGCTTTTAATTCGGCTTCCAATCTCGTTTTTCTTTCTTCGTCTGCTTGGACACCTGAAAGCATCCGACCTTGCTCAATTATTTTGAGTTCTTTTTGGATTTTAACATATCGTTCACTTAATCTATTTTGTTCAGCAATCACATCATTCAATTCACTTTGTTTCCCAACAAGTTCACCTCGCAAAAGAATCTCTCTTTCACGATTCAAGTCCTTCATACTTTGGTTGTACTTGTCTTGTTCGGCTTTGGCTTTTTTGGTTTCTTCAGTCACTCCAAAGATTGCAAGACGAATGTCATCCCAATATGCAACAATAGAACCAAGAGCAACCACCAACAAACCAATTCCAGTTGAACCAATACCGGCTTTGATTGCTGCGAACGCTTTCTTTGCACCGCTGATGACATTATTGAATATGGCGGTAAATTGTTGCTCAATCTTACCAAGTCCCTCAAGACCTTCAGCCAATGCCATTGCACCTTGCAACTTGACCAATGTCTTTTGCAAGTCCTCGCTCTCGTTTCCGAAGAGAGCCATCGCTCCTTGTGCTGCTTGAAATCCACGAGCAACCCCTTGAACAACCGTGTTGATTTGAGCAAACTTGTCGGGGTTTACTGCTGCAACTCGGTCATTGAAGTCATCCATTCGGTCACGAGCTTGTGCAAGTGCTTGTTCTGCCCTTATTGCTTCGGGAGAAAACTCGCCAAACTGCATCACC